CCTCAGTAATTGACAGGCCGAGCGTAATGCCTATTATGGGCGAGTGTCAAATTTTTAAACAGGGGACGCAATGACGTTTAAACTTACCGAGCCAGCTTGTATTTCTTTTTCTGGTGGTCGGACCAGCGCCTATATGCTGTGGCGCTTCATCGACGCCAATGATGGCCTGCCTGATGACTGCGTTGTGACCTTTGCCAACACCGGCAAGGAAACAGAGGAAACGCTGGAGTTTGTCAGGGACTGCGGCAAATACTGGGACGTTCCTATCGTCTGGCTGGAATACCTATGGGCAGAGAAAACCAAGGATCGGTTTAAGGTTGTTGATTTCGATACAGCGGCGCGGGATGGGGAGCCATTTGAGGCGTTGATTCACGCCAAGAAGTATCTGCCCAACCCCGTGGCGCGATTCTGCACGATTGAAATGAAGATAAAGACCATTGCGCGTTATTTGGTGGCTCAAGGTGTAGCAGATGGAATGGAAAGCGCAGAGGCAATGTCTATTGTCGGCATCAGGGCAGACGAGCAACGCAGGGCCGCCAAGATTGAACCACACCGCAGGCCGCTAGTGGCGGCAGGCGTCACTAAAGAGACGGTCAGCCAATTTTGGTCAGAGCAACCATTTGACCTTGCTTTGCCAAACGTCAATGGCGTCACGCCACATGGTAATTGCGACCTTTGCTATCTCAAAGGCGCAAATCTCATTGAATCGCTAATTCTGGAAAAGCCTAGCCGCGCTGATTGGTGGGCAAGGATGGAACGCGAATGTCCCGCCACGCAGCAGTCAGGCGCTAGATGGCGCAATGACCGCCCAACTTATGGAGAGATGCAAATAATTGCCAAAGAGCAAGGCCAGCTTGATCTGGCTGGAGATGAAACCATCGCGTGTTTTTGTGGAGATTAAAAAATGGTCGGCAAATTATCAGACGACACCAAAATGTCGGGATCGCGCATCCCGGTTCTTTATTGCTGGCGACATGGGATTCCGCATCCCTGGTCCACGCCGAACGATGAGCTGCGGAAATCTATCCAGGCGCAGGCGGGTCCGCTGACTGAATACGATATCGGGGAGCCTGGGATCGTTGGCAATCTGCTCGAGCCGGTACTGATTCGCGATTGCTGCGCGCATTTGCACATCCCGCAGGCGGAGCTTTCGCCGCCGGTCATTAAGCTCGATGATTTTGAAGTGAGCTGCGACGGCATTGTGGAGATCGATGAACCCGTCCGCGTCCAGGACAATGGCATCGTCAAGATTCACGGCAGCGATGAAATCACGCTCCAGGGGCGCATCCCTATCGAGTGCAAAGTCACGACCGCACCGCCGAGCGATGATATTCCGCTATATCGCGGCCCGATCCAGCTCCAGGCGCAGATGATGGCGACCGGGGCGAGCGCCGGGATCATTGTCACGCTGCACCGGGGTATTGAGCGTCGGATCACGGTCATCCCTGCGGACCCGGACATCCAGGCCGAGATCACCGAGATTTGTGCCGACTTCCGGCGCCGGGTTGCTGCCGAGGATTGGTTTGCGCCGGTCAACATCGACGACGCAGCGATCCCGCCAGCGGAAAAGAGCGAAACCCCGGTCGAACTGAGCGGCCTCGAAAATGATGTCTATAATCTTGAGCTGCTGCGCGATCACCGCCGTCAGCTCGATGATGAAATTGCCGAGCTGGAGCTGAAAGTAATGACCGCGATGGGCGACGCCACGCTCGGGCAGGCGGGACCGTACCAAATCGAATGGCCGGTGCGGCATTACAAAGCGCAGCCGGAGCGCGTAGTCGCTGCGAAAGAGGCGCGCACGATCCGTTTGAAAACCTTGAAAATTAAGAGTAATCTCTAAACTGACCGTTTACCCTTTGGCGGTCAGACTCCTTAAAGTCCTATGCCCGGTGCTGGTCCCGCCGGGCTTTTTTTATTCCTCTTCATCATCCTCGATCAGCTCGAATTCCCACTCTTCCGCGCGATTAAGCTCCTCGAGTATTTCCTCGGTGGACATATCAATCGATAAGCCATCGGGAAAGATCTGCGTGTAAATCATTGAGCAGCCAGGACGACCGCGCTCGGGCAGCAGCATCAGAACCTCCCCAGCCCGGATATATAGATCACCCTGCTCCGTTTTTAATTTAATCATCCCAGCGATTGCCTTTTATTGAGTTTTCCCGAGCCGTCAGAATTTGCATATTCCAGGGGACGTGAAGGCCGCAAACCATCTCACCGCGCAGCGGAACAATATGATCGACTGAGTGCGTGATTCCGGTCTCAGCAGTGACCGCGCGCGCCTGGCAGTAAATGGCCTCGATATCCGCCTGGACCAGATTATTGTCGCGCAGGACATTCGCCTGCTCAATGTAAAGCCGCCGCCTTTCTTTTGAGCGTCGGTGCATCGCCTTGTATTTGGGGCGCACATATCGGGCAGCGTAAAGATAGGACGAATTTTTATGGTAATGCTCGCGCCAGTAATCGTTCCGGGAGCCGCGCTTGCGGTCATAATCCCTCCAATACGCGCGCAGCTCCTCGCGATCCGCCGGGCTCATCCCGATGCGCTTGAGTGCGTCGCAAGTCGAGCAGCATTTGTTTGAAGTGTAGCGAGGCGCCAGGTGGCCGAATTTGCACGGCTTCCCGGTGAAGTAATACGCGGCCCTGGATTTCCGGGCCTGTTTCGCTGACCCGATCAGATTTTAAACGGGCGGTTTATCCTCCCTCATAGCGTCCGAGAGTCTTTTCGCCCTTGCCCCCACTTGCTCGGCCCATTCAGACCGCAACATTTCGTCCGCTGCCTCGGCGAACTTCTCATCGCGTATGTACCCGATGGTTCGCTTGAAGTTGAGAAAGCCGAACGTCCCCAGATTAAAGGCCATATTCAGCACGACCATTTGCCTGGTCTCGCTGAGATCGCGCCACTCGGGAAACAGCTCATCCAGCTCGCGCATGAGGCGCACAATGTCGCCCTCGAGCATGAATTGCGCCTCGGCTTTGGTGATCCCGGTATCTTCCAGGTTTCGACCGACGCCGATGGTGAGCTTCCCGCTGGTGCAATAGTAGGGCTTGAGCTTGCATCCTTCATCAAGCTCGAGCCATTTCGTTAATACTTTGAAGTCGACGCCTGCTGTCATTTCTGAGCGTTCCCGAATTTTTGGAGCGCGCCTTTCGCCAGGTCGCCCATATAGGGCGCCGCGAAATAAAAGCCCAGGATCAGCATGACCGCCGGGGTCATGGTCTCGATTCGACCGTCCAGAATCTCAGTGCTTTGCGCCAGTTTATCCGCTGCGACATCGCCGACCCATATCGAAACCAGGGAGCTTGCCGTCGCAGCCATAAACATAAAGAGCCAGGTGCCAGTAATCGAGAAAGCGATCACGCGCCGGGCGAGCCTGGAGCCGCTGGTCGATTCCAGCCATTTGATCGTCATCTGGCGAGCGTCGGCCTCGGCCTTCATTAGCGCCTCGCCTTGCTCTTGTTTGGTATAGAAAGATTTATCGATCAGCCCGAATGTCTGATCAATGATTGAGCTGGCAGCGCCATCGCCCCCGAATAACTTACCCAGCCAGGACATTTAGCTTTCCTCTGGTGGATCGTCCTTTTTCTTCACTAGCGCCTGGACGGTATCGGTTTCATATATCCTGATCCCGGTCCAGATGATTGTGAATAAAGCCGCCACGGGGGGCAGGATAGAGCCCAGAGACCCGAGCATTGTGCCGACGCTAATTACATCAACCACTTGTTTTGTCGATTCGTCGACCATGTTCCCAAGCCCCCAAAAAGTTTCGCTAATTGTATCAGCTCGAGCGCCAAATCATAGTAGCGCGGAAAAGCCAATGGCGAGCCCGACCAGGAAGAAGATCGGGATCACCATGATCCACGCCGCAGCGACGAACAAAGTGCCGATTCTGTCGCTCATTATTTCGCCCCCTGGACTAATAGAGCGACCGTCCAAATGACGCCCCCGGATACCATCAGCCCCATAATCACCGCAGCGATGTCGATCATCAAGCGCTGTTTCCGCCGCTGCTTGTAGATCGTCGCCTCGCGCCTGGCGCGTATCTCGCGCCGCATCGCCATCATTTCTTTGTAGGTTTCGTCGCCGTATGCCCAGATGATCAGCTCCCGGACCTGTTTCTCCATTTCCTCGGTTTTCTTTTTGGCGATGATGGCGTTGAGCGCCTGCTGCTCTACTGATTCGCCATCGAATAGCTTTTTGAAGATCGGCGGGTTTTCGGCTTCCTTCTCGGATTCCTTTATGTCCGCGACCAGGCCGTAAAAGTGCCCGAGCTTTTTTGCGACGTGTTCAATTTCCGTGCCCTTGCTGACAAGAACCTCGAGCCCCTTGAATGCGCTCGAGGCTATTGCGACCAGGGAAAGCGGGTCCATTCATATTACTCGGGCTTAGTGGGCCAGGTGATCGTGCTAGGGAATCCTTCCTGCTGCGGAACATCGCGAAGTGCCTGGCGATATGCCGCCCAATCAGCCGATAAAGTCAGATCGCTCGCTGCTCGCCAGTCGGTTTCCTGAAGTTTTTTGTCCCTTTTTTCTCTAGCAGAAAAGGCTTTTTGTTCATCGGTTAAAACCAATTTTGGCGTATCATCGTCAACAATAGATTCAGTGTTGGTTGCCAGATCGTAAGTTATCTTTTTCATACCTTCCTCACAAATAGGATATGGATACTTGACCGCCATCAAAATCCCTGTCGGCATTAGTTAGTTGGAGCTTGAGTTTTGTTAGCTCCTCTCCCAAATTAACGTATCCAATACCGCCGCCACCCCGGTAATTTAATGAACTCAACATCCAATAATTTGAGCTGACTCTAGTGAGATATGCGACGGCTCGCATAGCGAATGTGCTGTTCCAGTCAGCAACGTATAAAAAGCTTGATGAGCTTTGCTCTCTGGATATTCCATCAAAGCTTCGGAAGGAATCGCTCGTGTAGCCTGATGTTTTGTATCCAGACGAACCACCTAGCGCAACACCCCAATTATTTTGGTCATCATCTGAATCCACTCCCAGCATATTGATTATTATAAAAGTCGTTCCAGAAGGAATGCCCGTAAACTCAACGGACGTTGCATCAGTGACTAGGCTGACAAGTGAAGATTGCGTAAAACCGCCACCGCCAACATCGGCAAAACTCAAAACGCCACTGCCGTTCGTCGTAAGAACTTGATCCGCTGATCCGTCTGCTGTTGGCAATGTCAATGTAAAACTAGAGCTGATGGTGGCAGGAGCCTGCAAACCAACATACTCGCCGCCGGTGCTATCTTGAAGTCGCAGATCGCCCTGAGTAGTAATGTCTACCTGAGAGGCTGTAACCTCACCTGCGGACCCATATATAACGGCTTTCGAGTTGACTACGGTATTCGATGAGGCGCCATCCAGGACTGCAATCTCGGTTGCATTAACGCCGGAAATATCATTCCCATTAAGATCAAGATTCCCGCCGAGCTGCGGAGTCGTGTCGTCCACCAGGTCAAATGTCACGCCCGTGAGCGTTACAAATGAAGAGCCATCATATATTTTCACCGAATTCGAGCCGGTGTTGAAATACCAATCGCCAGCGGTCAGGGGATTGCCATTCAGGTCGACGGTTGGATCGCTTGCCTGTCCACCTAAATAAAACCCCTCTATCGCATCGAGAGCCGCTTGGGCACTCGTCGCCGATGCCGCTGCCGCCGTAGCGCTGGCCGCCGCATTGGTTGCATTGGTTGCTGCCGCGCCGGCATCAGTTGCGAAATCCTCCAGGGCATCCGGGAACCCGGAAACATAATTCAGCCCCTCGAAATCCGCCAGCGTGTACGTTCTGCCGTTTATGGTTACAGGGAAAGCCATTAGATTATTTCCTCGATTGTGATGGTGCGACTATATCGCGAGAGCGTGGTATTTTCGATGGGTCCGATTTCCGCTATCCGCCCATAAATGTTTTGCGTCAGCCAGGTCGACGAATCGCTCGGCTGCGGAATGACCAGGACATCTTTCGATATGCCTTTCACTCGGTCGATGGCATTGAAAACATTTGTGAAAATCTCGCTTTCTGGCAGATGAATTAAGTCAAACGTCATCCGCCGATATTTCCGAACCTCATCGACAAACACCTGGCCGCCGCGAGATTTGGTTACTCTGGAATCGTCGACGAACTCGAACTGGACCCCGTTCGCGTAGTTGATCGTCGGCTGATATGCCGGTCCTGCTATCAAGCGCCCGGCCTCGAGATAGCCATCCGAATTAGATGAATCGCTGATATCCAGGCGCAAATACTGAGCGATCAGCGGCGATGAAAGCAGATTAAACGTGCTGGCATTATATAAACTGATCAAATCAG